CCGGCGACCTAGTGATTACATTGAATGGTCGAGAATATATTGCCGAGGTTAAGTATCGCAAAGAGAAAGGCTTCCCCTCTCCATTCTCGGTATTAAAGAACCGAGATGTTGCCCTGTTCAAGCTGGGTAAGGGTGAAGAAGGCTCACCAAAATGGGTGCTAATTGTGCCTGATAGAATTGTAGAAGAACTAATGGAGAAAGAAAATGTTTGATGACGAAATCAATCTTGATCGCTTTGCTTTTAAGTGTTTAGTAAAAGCAGTGTGTGAGTATTTTAAGATTCAACCAGAACAATTACTTGGCAAATCTAGAATAAATGAATTTGTCAAACCAAGACATATTCTGTTTTACATGGGCTATATTTACACTGGATATAGCCTTCCTCAGATTGCAAGAAAGTGTGATCGAGACCACACAACAGTCTTATATGCTTACAAAAAAATTGCAGCAGAAAGAATGATAAAGGAAGATGTAAGTCTTGCAATATCACAGATACATTTGATTGCTGTGGTTGAAGAAAAGAAACGAATCGAAGGCGTTAAGCAACAAAAAATAGAGGTTCAAAAAATGATAGACTCAATAGGAGGTAAACATGGACTTCGCACAGCGTGAAGCACTAATACACGAACACTTTGTAAAGAAGATGGCGGTTATGTATTTGCCGCCAAACAATGCAAAGCAAAGCGATGCCGCAAAGAAGATGTATGGCGAAGAGATACGCCGAGCAATCAACACTCGGTTGAGCAGCGACATACCTAATGTAGATGTGTTCAACGACTTGCTTGCAAAGGTGTGGGACAGGTGTGTTGCAGCACATGACTTCCGCATCTGGTTCACCCCCTCCCTTGTTGCCAAGCAGGCAGGGAAGGTGAATGGCGATTACGTTGCAATGCAAAACAAGACTAACGCAACGTGGGACAGGCTGTCCAAACCTGTAAAAGAAGGCGACCGTCCCTCTACATCAAAGGCCGACCCGGCTAGTCAAGGCTGGACAATCGAGAAGTGTGACGCAGCTATTGAACGCACCAAGAAAGAACTGGGCAACAGCCACATGGCAAAGGTGCTGTGCCGCATACCAGAAAAAGCAAAAGAACGGCTATTAAATGCTGGACAAACTGATACGAACTGACCTAATTTGTATTGAAAGGAAGGCAAATGAGTAGAGATAACGAAATCAGAAAAGCATCTATCGGCGGCAGTTGTGCCTTGCGAATCATGGACGGTGATTGGCACGACCTTTGGTTAGAGAAGATGGGCTTGAAGAATGGTGTTGACCTGTCCGATGTCTTGCCTGTCCAGCTTGGCGTTTGGACTGAGGAATTTAACATCAAGTGGTTCTCAAAGCACATGCAAGTCGAGTGCTTCAAAGACCCTAACGCAGCCACGCATGAACAGAGATACCATTACAAATGGAATGGTGTGCCGTGTCGGGCAACGCTTGACGCTGAGTTTATGATGCGCGGTGAGAGGTATGGTTTGGAGTGCAAGCACACAAATGACCGCTCAACAATGCGAAGCCAGCTTGAAAGATACATGCCACAGCTACAGCTTTACCTAGAAATCTCTGGGGTAAAAGCAATGTATTTTGCAAACATCTTTGGCAATGGTCGCTATGAATATGTGAAGGTTGCAAAAGACCAGCAGTTCTTAGAGCAAATGTTTGTTCATCTAAAAGAGTTTTGGGGTCACGTTGTTCGTGAGGAAGAACCTCCTCAAGCAATGCCGCACTTCCCTATAGGCATAGACCAAATACCCATTGACGATATGGTGGCGCGTGACGCAAGCAGCGACAACTATTTCAGAGTGAGAGCGGCTGAATACATCAGCACTAAAGAAGCAGCAAAGGAACATGCTGCTGCTGGCAAGGACTTGAAAGCAATGGTCGGGCTAGATGAACGCGAGGTCTATACCGATGAACTTAGTATCAAACGAGACAAGCGTGGTTCGCTACGCATTAACATAAAGAAATAGGGGACAGGGGAGTAGAAACCCTGCCCCCGCTGTCGAAAGGAGGTAACAGCATGACCGATTATACAGCATCACCATTGATAAGTGAAGAGGCAGAACCTCTTATCCACCTAATAGGAAATGAATACCAGCTTGGCTGGCGTTCAGTGTGGCTTCACACTCCAGATGAAGCAGTGCGGATTGAATACCGCAACAGCAGACTTGTTCTAACAGTAGTGCGAAAGGAGAAACAGCATGACAGTGAACAACCTAGCCCCCAACGCAGCGAGGGCAGCAAACAAACCGACGAACAATATGGAACTATGGGAGAAGGTGTCCCAGTCGGACTCGACATACCTCAAGAAGGTTAGCTTTGGGTCACGTTCCTTCACCAGCATTGACCCGATGTATCAGGTTCGAGAGGCGACACGCGCCTTTGGGCCGATAGGTCAGGGTTGGGGTTGGCACTCTCAAACAGAAATAATTACTATGGCGAATGGTGATGTGGCTTTTCTTGCACACATTACAGTTTGGCATGGCAACGCAAACAACAACTTCGGGCCGTTCACTGGTTGCCGGACTTTCTATAAGAAAGACCGCATCGCAGAAGACGCACCCAAGATGGCTGTCACAGATGGGCTGACCAAGGCATTGTCGCACCTTGGATTCAACGCCGATGTGTTCCTCGGTGAACACGACAACAAGTATGCGGCAGATAGTAAAGGCGTAAAAGGAGATTGGTAATGAGCCAGACTTACGACAACACAGATAGCGGGGCGGTATTCCCCCCTCGTGATAACCACAAGATGATCCTTACAGGGCGTGTAAACAATGATGGCAAAGACAGCCACATGGTTGTCACCATGTCCACACTGCCAGATGGCAAGAAGATTATGGACATCTATGAGAAGGTTGGAACTTTGTTCCCGAATGACAAAGGTGAGAATGCAAACTCACCAGACTATACGGGGCCGATTGGTAGCAGACGAGTTGCCGCTTGGCGCAAGCAGAAAGATGACATGAGTTTCATGTCCCTCTCACTCAGCGACAAACAACAAGGTGGTAACAATGCAGAAGCACGTAGCAAGCCAGTGGACGACAGCATCCCCTTCTAAGCTACTGACCATCGAAGAGGTGGGGGCGGCACTGTCCGTCCCCCCTCAAGATGTGAAGAAGTTATGCCGCAAGCACAGTGTGGCAGTGGTCAAGATAGGCCACAAGATTAGAATGACCCTCAAGGACTACGAAGAATTAGTCGGGAAGATGACAACATATTATGGATGAACTAACAGCATGGCAGCAAAGAGCAATCCAAGCAGAGGGCAAGCTGCGCGAGATTGCATCTATGCCAAACGATTCAGTTGGTTGGAAAGAAATGAGGGCAGCGACAGCAATGAAAGCCCTTGAAGAAATGGATGTGCCAGAAAACATTCTTATCTATATCCGACAATCAAACGACCCGCAGTATCCGGCGCAGCTATGTGTCCGAGATGATACAGTTGACCCCTCCTACAATGTATGGGGCATGACCCCTCGCGCTTTGTATAACATGGTGCGTATTGGGGTGGGGCTGATGTCACAAGAAAAGTTTTTCAATAATGCACACCACTCTGAATGAAGCAGAGAAAAGACTCTGCCTCTTTGTAGCGCGTTCCCGTAACGCTGCTGCTCGTGAGGTCGCTCCAGAAGATGCACTAAGGGTATCTCCCAAAGACCCTATCTTCGTTGATTACGAAGGTGCGATGGGTGAACTGGCTTTCTCCAAAATGCTAGGCGTTTACCCAACAGAAATCTTCGAGATCTATCACCGCTCCTCCCTCAATGGTGAAGATCCGGGCGACCTCACATTTAATAACTTAGTCATCGATGTAAAAACAACCGTTCACAAAAACGGCAGATTAGTTTCAATGAGAAAAAATCCTGCTATCAATATGTTTGTGTTGATGACTGGACAAGATGGGGAGTATGACCTTGCTGGTGGTATGTGGTCGGCAGAACTCTACCTCCCCTCGCGCTATGGTATGCCACCAAACTTTAGAAAAGAGTGCTACAGCGCAACGCAAGATGA